CCTTGGTCAGTCCCATCAGAAATCGACGTTGTTGATGTCCATTCCTTCACGCAAATGACATCAGGTGAAGCAATTCCTACATCTGCGGCACTGGAATACGCTCTGCTTGTTGCATATACCTTCAATGCCGACACAGTTCCCGTAGGACTGTCATAGTTTGCAATTGGATCCCAAACTCCAGTATTAGGAAGGGCTCCAGAATCCTGTTCACGGACTTGGAAAAATATCTCCTTTACTGCTAGTCCGGTTTTTGCTGGAACATTACAATATGCAGACAAATCTATGCGGCCATATACAGTAGCAAGACCGCCAGTTCCATCTAGAGTAAACTCCATTCTATCTCTCAAAATTACGTCATCACGATTTTTCGTCATGATGGGATGTCCCACTCTAAACTCTATAAACAAAACTATTCCCATAACTTGAACAGGTGGGCTTCGCCTAAGGCTAAAACTGCCTCGCAGTTGGCCTTCAACCCTACGTCTAAATATTGGTAGCGACCCCCCCCAAGCAAGGAGCGACCAGCCCATGAGCAAAAAACATGAAATTAAGGTATATCTGCCACCCCGATTAGTCGGTGAATTAGAAGGAAGGAAAAGAATGGGAACCCGTAGCAAGTTCATTGAAAATGCTATCAATTCCTACCTAAGAAAAACCGAGAAACTAGGACTCGATGAAATGAATCCTGTTGTCCTTCTTTGTTGGTGCCGTGATGTCTATTCTAGCAAGCCATTAGTTCACGATATGCTCCAAGCGATCATCAATGAGGTGAACCAATGAAAGTCTACGTCGTTTGTGACAAATGCTACAAATCAAAACCTGAAAATCAAGTTTCAGAGATATACAATGATGACGGATTTTGCGCTTTCATTTGTTTTGACTGTCAACCTACACTTCCACGATAACATTCATTCGTTCTTGAATGAATTGTCCTCTGGATAAGTTCTCGGAAAGACCAACAAATCGTTCAAGAGTTACAGAAACTCTGTAACCTATTCTCTGGAAGTTTCCAGACCTACGATCATAAACTGTCGTTGGCGCTCTTACGTTGTTTTCTCTCGTAGGTTTTCTCATTCTAACTGTCTGATATGTCGGCCAAGGAAACATTGCTTCCAATCGGGCCTGTATATCTTCATAGGGAATCTTTGCGCGTGCCATGATTACTTCCTGATCGTATCTGGTATGTTAACATAGAGTTACTGCAGAAGCCGCAGCTTTGACACTCTATGTTACTCATGTCACAATTGATGCAGGTAACCCAAGTGCGTCATACATCACTGTGTTACCGTTTCCTGTGTACTTTACTGGAGGTGGATAATCTCTAATTGGCCCAGAGGTAACACCTGCCACATTCATGATTGTGATCCAATCAGGAATATTCTCTGGATTCCCTGTCCCAAATGGTTCATCAAATGGAACCATAGAAACTGCTTGCTTAAACCGCGCTCTAAATGCTCCTTGTGTCATCATCTTCTGGTAGTCCCTAGAAGCGGCATGGTTGAAGTAACGTAACACATTGACCGAGTTAATCATTATCTCGCTTCTAATGCCCCCAAATAACCACGATGGGAAACTACGTCCGGCTGCTGAACCGACTGGTGTTATCATATTGGCCGTTAGAGTAATCAATCTGCATTGTGCTTCTAACATCTCTTTGTATTGTCCCATGCTTCTCTCAAGAGATGATGCGCGGGTTTTCTTCAATTCAATGTAAAATGACTTGGCAATTTTATTTTTATTTGCTTTTCCAACCCACTGTTGAATTACAGTGAGATACAAATGCGGAGTGTACCAAGTCATCGGAGTTAGTAATTCCAGATTTGGATCAGGAAATTGGTTGTGAATGATTTTGTCATTCTGATAAACTAGGTCGCCAAGGTTAGTTGAAATTGATAGTCCCTTGTACAAGACTGTGTTATCTGCGGCAAACGGCCCAGATTGGTTAAACGCAAGTAATTGGGAGTCGTTTACGCCGTAATTCTCGTTGTTTAGAGTGATTGGGTACGGTGTAACGTACGTTAACTGTGAAACGCCTCTAGGCTCATCATCTAAGCCAGCAATCACGTTTCCCATATCATCGAACACTTGTACGTTCTTTACTTCGTACTTGTAGCCGTGTTCTAGGTTAATCCTCTTCTGCATCATCTGTAAGAGTTCGTATTCAACCGGCTCTGTACCTTCAATAACGTCGTTTAATTCCCCTGTAAGGACTTCTCTAATCTCAATCATTGGCATTACTTATTCCCCCTTCTGTATGCTTTGCCCATAGCCTTCAAATTGAGTTGCCCCTTCTTCTTGCCGGACTTAAACTTGATTTGGTTTTTCTTCTGCTTCAGGTAGCGTTGCCACTTGGACAATTTCCGCTTAGGTGCCGGAGATGAAACCATCTCTGCTACAGCAGTAGCCTCCATGAAATCAGTCGGTAGGATTGGTGCGATCATCTCGCCTTCCTTGATGAAGATTTGGAAGGTTGGTTCTCTTCCATCTAGTACAGCAGAATATTGGTATGCTGGTATTGCTACCATATCACAAGGAGTAATGCGTTCACCATCTGCGAGGACAAACCCAACCAGTCCGCCAGCCACAGCACCAATAGGATTGCCACCAGACGCGATATAGCCAACAACAGCCCCTTCGGCGGCGGCCAAATAGGGATTTCCGACGGCATCGATGACATTCTCTGCGGCAACGGCTCCCCCTCCTTTTAGCCCTGCATCTTTAGCCTTTTCAAGACCTGCTTTCAATCCTTTCTTTGCGATTTTTCCCTTAACCATTTTCTCACCCGATCAGTTCTTGAATGTTAACATAGACCTACACCAGGTTCTCAAGCTGGGACAATCTATGTTACAATCAGAGGTCTTGAGCCTGTGTCAAGAGTGAATCCATTCTTTCCTGTGTTACTTTGACAGGTTCTGCAATCATCAAGATATCAATTTCAAGAGTATCATCTTTGTTTCTATCCCAGTTATCACACGCAACACCAATCAATAGATCGGAAACTAACGTGTAACCTTCAGGATGAAGGTCTGAAGGGCCGTAGTATTCATCTGTGTACCAGAAAGAAGCACCTTGGTCAGTCCCATCAGAAATCGACGTTGTTGATGTCCATTCCTTCACGCAAATGACATCAGGTGAAGCAATTCCTACATCTGCGGCACTGGAATACGCTCTGCTTGTTGCATATACCTTCAATGCCGACACAGTTCCCGTA